CCGGCTCGACAGCGCCAGCACCTTGAAGCCGCTGGCGTAGTCGATGCGGAACGCCTTGATCTTTTTTGTGTCGCCGGATTCGTCGACGTCGTCGAACATGACCTCCAGCAGTTCGCCGGCGGCACGGTTGAAATGCTTCGACCATGTCGCGCAGTCGTCGATGAACTCGCGCGTCATGTCCTCCGAGTAGCCGATGTAGAGCGCGTCCTGCCCGTCCGCCTCGGACGCGCACAGCACCGCTTCGGCCGCCGTCGTCCAGGACGCGCCAATCCGGCGCGACTTCTCCCAGATTGCGACCGCTTCCCGGCAGCCGGCCCAGTCCTGCTGGTAGTGCAGCAGCGCGGTCGGCGTGGCCGCCGCGATCGCGGCCGGGATCGGCGCCAATTTCGACGAATCGGGCGCCGGTTGGCGCCCGGATTTCGGGGATTTTGGCTTCCGGACCGGTTTTGGAGGGTGTCGAGTCATCTTAAACGCGCTGATGGCGGGTTTTTAAAGGGGTCTTAATAGGGGTCTCGGCGCGATGCCGGACGTGGATACCCCGAAAATCGTCCTAGGCCGATCTGACGCGTCTGTACGGCAGGCCGCATATGGCCCTGAAATCGACCGGTCAGCATGGGTTCAGCACCCCATCGGTCAGGAAACCGTGATACCGGTCCGGCTGGCCCGGCTTGCCGGGGATCAGGATCGACGGCCGGGCGGTGATGACCGGCACCGTGCCCGAGCGCGTCCAGCCGCGAGCGTTGTTGATCTTGCCGCCGCTGTAGCTCGGGCCGTCAACCGGCCAGTCATAGCCGCCGGGAAGCATGACCGAGAGCGAGATCCCATCAGCGCCGCGATAATGGTCGCCGTACCACCAGGAGTTCCACATCGCGCCGGCCGGCGCATCGCGCAGCGTCGTCACCTCGCCGGTATCGGCGCGCCGATAGATGTGCTCCTGGTTAACCTGCCATTGATCGGCGTCGACGAACACGCGGCCGCACGCGCACGCCTTCGGCCAGCGCTCGTCGTCGTGCATGTGATATTGAACTTCGAGAAACCGGTGGCCGGGCTCGTCGGGATCGTCGCGGAATATCGCCGGCCGGTCTTCGATGCGTACGGATGCGTTGTGATAACCATAGCCCGATGCCGCGCACGCGTTATGCTCAGTGTCCATCACATAACGGCGCAGCCAGATCTGCACCTGACCGGTCGGCTCGATCCAAAAACAACGGACGCCGCTCACGCCTCCCTCCAGACGCCGTTTTCCAGATGGCCGTGCCATTCGATTTTTTCGCCGCGCCAAAGCATGATCGAAGGCGAGACGCTGATCTTTCCGTTGGCGCACTCTGTCACCGTATGGGCCGCGAGATTCGAAATCCCCTTGCAACCTGGCGGCCGCGCCCACCAGGTGCCGTCATATTTGCAATATTCGCCCTCGTTCAGCACGTGATAGCCGTTCGAGCATGGCACGCAGACGCCAATCATGCCGCGATCCCCAGAATCATCTTGCGGATCTCGTCGGCGCCCGCTTTTGAGAGGCCGCCTTTCTTGCCGATCTTCGCCGCGGCATCGGCGGCCGCGTTGACCTTCGCGCGGATTGCGATCGCGTGCTGCTTCTGCGCGATCGACGCGCGCGTCAGCGTGGCGATGTTCTTCGCCACCGTCGACAGCAGCTTGGCGCGCTTCATCGGATCGTCTTCCTTTTCGGCGTCCTGCAGGTTCACCAGCACGCCGAACACTTCAGTCTGGATCATGCTGATGACAGCCCCCGCGCGCTCGTCGGCATCGTCCGGCGCCGCCGCCGCGATCGCGGCCGCCGCTTCGGTGCTGGCCTTGATCGCGGAGAGCTTGCGCTCGAGGTTCGAGCCATAGCGATGGATCGACGACTTGCCGATCGTGAAGCCCTGCTCGGCAAGGACCTTCGCGAGCTGCTCGTACTGCGCGAAGTTCTTTTCTATCAACGCCTGGTCGAGCCAGCCCTTGACCTCACGCGGCAGTGCGGCGATTTTTGAGCGCTGCGGCACGCTACGGCCAATATTTCTTCGTGCGCGCGATGCCGGGATCGCAATCTACGGTGTATTCGACCACGTCGACACCGTGGCGCGTCAGATGCGCGACCCACGGCGCGCCTTCATGGCGCTGCACGTCGACCAGTTGACGCTCGGCCAGATAGCCGATCTCGCGGCGCAGCTCGCGCGCGGTGCATTCGATCGGGATCGATTGGATCGCGGACAGGATCAGCGGCTCGGCGACCGGTTCCGGCCGGCCGCTGTTGATCGCCACCATGATGTGCCAGCGGATTGCCTCGCGGCGGGTTTTTTCCATGTCCATCGTTCAGTCCTTTCTGTTTCGTTCGTTCGCCAGGTCCAGCTTCGCGGCAACGGAGTCGAGCTTGGCGTTGATCACCGTCTCGAAGCGGATGTGGTCCTCGCGGCGCACGTACTCGCGCGGCAACTCGACGCGCAGCGCGTTCAACTCACGCTCGACCCGGCGCCATTCTTTTTCTTCTTCCTCGCGATCGCGCAGCAGCTTCTCGAAATTCAACCGCCACTGCTCCGACGCCTCTGCGCGCGCGGCCTCGAGGGCGGCGAATTTCTCTTCCAGCCGCTTATCGAACTGGCGCGCGCTTAAACTCAGCAGCAGCCACGCGCCGCCGACCAGCACCGCGACGAACGCGCCGATTTGCAAGAACAGTTCCAATGTCATCTCAAAGCCCCTCGTTCTTTTAGTTTTTGGCAGTGAATGCAGAACTGCACGCCGGGCACCGCTTCCCGTCGCTCGTGCGGGATCTCGTCGCCGCAATAAGGATTCTGGCAATACCGCGCGGACACGCCGCGCGGGATCTGCGCGAGCTGGCGGCTGAGCGACTGCTCGCGGAACATTTCCTCGGTCTCGGTAGCGCGGTCATAAATATCCATCAGGCGACCCGCGTCGCATCGGCGAAGAAACTGCTTTCGCTGGCGGCTTGACCAGTGCCGGTCGATTCCCAGCGATAGATCCATTCGCCGGGCACGGCCGCCGACACGTCGACGTGATAATGACCGGCCGAATCTTTCACGAGCGCGCCGTCTGTGCCGTATACGTACGTCGTGACGGCGCCGGTGTCCGGCCGTTTGAACTTGAAGCGCACGACGGTAGGGTCGATCGCGGCGCCGGCCGCGTCGGTAAAGGGACCGCTGCAGCGCACGAGCGCGCCGACCGCATAATGATTTTCAGTGCTCACACGACCGCCGCGTCGGAGCAAGTGACGAAGTAAACGGGCGCGTTGGACATTGCGATCGCGTTGACGGGGGACGTCGCCGGCGTGACGCTGTTCGCGCCCGACGTTGCTCCGACAACAGAATTGAGCGCCGCATCGGCGGCGCGCACGAGCCAAACCGCCGCGTCCGAACTGCGGACCCGGCCGGGCGTCGCGGTGATTGCGGCGACAACTGTCCGCCAGAAAAAGAGCAGCATCAGCTATGCCTCATCAGTTCGGCGCGAGCGCGCGCGTGAAGTTGCTTTGCGTCGCGCCCCAGAAGTAGGGATAGAAGCCATAGGCCGAACCGTCGACCGCCCAAGCGCCCGCCATGCGTGCGCCGAGTGTCGCGACACCCTGCGGTTGCCGGTAAAAATTCCACGGCTCGAGCATGCGATTCTTCATGTCGAACCGCAGGAAGCGCTGGGTTCCGCTCTGATTCAGATAAAGGTATTTGCCGCCGTTGGTGTTCGGATCGTAGACGCCGCACGTGCCGGTGGTGAACGTCGTGCTGCCCTTGTTGCCGTACGCGATATCTGCGCCGCCGATGCCGGTCGTCCAGGAGAGCGTTGCGAGATCGAGGCAGTCGATCGTATTGACGCCGCCGCCGCGGAAAAAGTAGACGCCGGAATAACGCGTCGCCTTCGCCGCGTCGAGAGAGCTGAAGCCATACGCCCATTGCAGCACCTGGCCGGCCGCTGTATTCGCCTGGCGCGCAGGAATTTGCAGCGCGGCAACGGCGCCGTTGGTGACGCCGGTCGACCACGCGCCGTCCGCGCGCCAGCCAGCTGCCGCATAAGTGTGAGCGAGTGCAACGGCCGAGCCGGTCATGCAGATAATGTCGCCGACGCCTTCGACGACATACTTCGCGGTTGCTGATGGCGCGGTGCCCCAGACGCCGTTCAGCGTATAGACGGTCGGATTCGCGCCGGTGTGCGACGTGATCTTGAGGCGCTGGCCGACCGAGCCGGGATTCGTGCCGTCCTGCGTGATGCGGATCTGGAAATTCGCATACTCGTTCGCCTGCAGCGACGCGTCGGCCGCGGCGCTGGTGCCGGTGAGCGTCGCGTTCGTGACGTTCGTCGCCGCGGTCGCCGTCATCTCGCCGAAGAAACCCTGTCCGGGCAGCTTGCCGGCCGGCGTCCACAGCTCATCGAGCACCGTCATGGTGTTGTCGATCGCCGGCGTCGTCAGGTTCGTGACCGTCAGCGCGGCGCTGAAGGAGTTGGTCGCGATGTCGTAGTACTTCAGAATCGTCGCGGCCGTCGCCATCAGGAACACGCGGCCCGACAGCAGATAATATTTATCGCTGTTGGTCGGCGCGAATGAAAGTGCGCTGTCAAGCGTAAGCGTCGGCGTCGTGCCGCCGGTGTTGCCGACGATATAACGCTCTTCCGTTTTGCCGGCGGTGAGGCCGACGATGCGCACCTTGAAGCCCTGCACGCCATCGCCGCGGTTCGCGAGCTGATTGACGCCGACCGCGGCGGGGAACGCAGTCGTGACCGGGATCGAGGTCGTCGAGGCGCCCGCTGCGATCGTGCCGTTCGGGCCGGCTGACGCGACGAAGATCGCGCCGGCGCCAGCGGCGAACGTGCCGAGGCCGGGATTGCCGACGAAAATCCATTCATCGGTCTGCGGGTTGTACGCGTTAAGGACCGCCGCCGACACCAGCTGATAAATCAGCGGGTGCCGGTCGATGCCCTCGCGCGAATCCCAGGCGAGACAACCCGCGGCCGCGTTCGCATTCAGCGAGTTCGAGCAGCCGACCCATTCCGGCAGGTCGTGGACGTTCTTAAAATTATAGGTTGTCGGCATCTCGCTTTACCCTTGCTGCGCTTTGCGCGTTTGATCGTCTTGCGCACCGACGAAATAGAATTTGCCGCATGCGCACACGTCGTAATCTGTCGGCGTGTCGCTTTCGTACACGTGCGTGGCGCCCTGGCATTGGAACGGGCCCTGCGCCGTGCCGAACTGCGCCGCCGCTTCGTCGTAAGCTCTCATGTGATCCTCGCTCGCACAGTGTTCGCCCATGCGCCGCGCTCGGTTGGCGTGATGAGTGCGTCGCGAATCGGAATGCCGGCTGACGCCGGTCCCAGTGCGGCGACGTTGCTGACGTTGGTCACCGTCGAGCATGTGCCGACCGTCGTGACGGTTCCGAGCGTTTGCGCGCCGGGGCCGGCGTCCAGGACGACGCGCAGACGGCCGCCGTTGGCCTCGCATGCGATCTGATCATTCAGCGATTGCAGGAACAACTGCCGCATGACGACCGGCAGATCGTTGATGATGATTCCGGAGACGAGCTGCGTTAGCGACGACATCATCGTCGCCTGGTTGGCGGCGCTGGCGCCACCCGAAGGCAGTGCGCTCGCCGCGACCGTCACATTGCCGGTGTCGACCGCCGTGATCTTGCCCAGAAGCCGCTTGAAAAGAGCTATTAAACTGAACGTGCCGGCATCGGTCGACGCGGCCGCGTCGGCCTTCGCGCCGAGATCTGCGTCGATATTGGAGAGGCTGGTAATCTCCGTCGCCTGATTCGCGGAAGTTGCAGCGCCGGTCGGAAGCGCCGAGCCTGCAACGGTGACTGCGCCCGTATTGACTGCGGTGATCTTGCCGTCGATCGAGGCGAGCGACGCGTTGCCGGTGTCCTGCTTTGCTGATGTGGCGAGCGCCGCGAATTTTCCGAGCAGGCGCTTGAAGAGGGCGATCAGCGACCAGGCGCTCGCGCCGTCGTCGGTCGCGGCCGTGTCCGCTTTCGCGCCGAGATTCGTATCGACATTGCCGATCGAGGTGTTTCCAGTGTCCTGCTTCGCGGCAGTCGCAGCGCCTGCGGCGAGAGATACGGGAACCGGATTGGAAGACGAAACGTCGCCGTCGTTGACGCCGTCAGCGCCGAGCATGAGCTTGACGCGCTGAACGACAACGCCGCCTCCTACGTCATCGGCGGCGACAAGTGGACTGCCGCCGCCGGTACCGGGATCGACCTTAACGTTATCGACCATTTACGTCCCAGGCGCGGCCGCGAGCGTTTGCGGCAGCTGCTCGATGCCTTTGATATAAAGCTGCGCGTGATGATCGCGCAGTGGCTCGACGTCGTCCGGCGCCGGCGCCGAACTTACTGCCTGCCACGGCTCGGTGTGTTCCCACATCGGCGACAAGCCCGGCACCAGCGGTACCGGATCGTTGCGGTTGCGGAACGACTCGTGCACCATGCCGCTTTTTTCGATGACTCGGCGCACGTTCGCGAAGCCGGGCTTGGGCGAGCCGATCACGCAAAGGTAATCGACCTTCACGCCATTGACGACGCATTTGGCGGCGAGCAATCTTGCGCGGCTGCCGCCCAGGCTATGGCCGCAGATCGCGACCTTGCCGGTGCCGGCCTTGATCACCGGCAGAATGACGTCGAACACTTCGTCGATGCCGATAATGAAACCGGCCGCGACAAAGCCGAGCTGCGAATGCCATACGGGGATCGCTGCCGCGGCATCGCGCATCCAGTCGATCGCCTCTTTGGATCCGCGCAGAACGAATACGTCGACGCCGTCGACGACCTGGTGCGCGATGACGACGTCGTTGATCGTCCAGTAGCGATCCCAGCCGGACGTTTCGGTGTAGACGCGATCGCAGAGCTTCGCGATTTGAAGCGCAGAGATCATTGCGCCTTGATCACCGCCGCTGCGGCGCCGGCTGCCGCCGCGCCAGGCGCCAACAAAATATTCCCTTTGATGCCGGCCAGCCCGACGAGCTTGTTGAAGAATCCGACGACCGCGGCGGTTTCCTGCGCGGCAAGCGACGCGCAGTTTGCCTGAATGTCGGCAGGGATCAAACTCCCTTGCGACGACATGGCGTCGTTGATCTCGAGCAGCTTTTCTTTTTCGCTGACGATGCCCTTGACCGGAGATTCCGCCGAGCCGGAAGCGGCCACCGCGTTGAAACGTACGAGAACGGTGTCGTAGCACGCGCCGCGATCGGCGGCGAGCTTGGCGAGATTGGGATCCTTGGCGGCGGCAGCCGCCGCTTTCGCGCGCGCGCTCGCGTCCTGCAAATCGGCCACGACTTTTGCGAGCAGGCCGGTCTGGACCACTGCGGGCTCGGGCTGCGCCGGCGCGGCCGAGGATGTTGCTGCCGGCGTTGTCTTTGCGACTTGCGCTGACGCGCAGCCAGCGAGCGCCGCGCAGGCAATGCCGATGATCATCAGATTTCTCATCTGCGTTCTCCTTGTAAAAGTTCGGTTAAGGATTCGACGCCGGCGCGATGACATGCACCGGCTGAACGGCGCGAAGGCGCCCGTACAGTGCAATCATGTCGCCGACCGCGCCCGCGATCTGATTCGCTAGCCCGGACGAGTCCGCGGGCAGCGTATAGCCGAGGTGCGCGAGCAGCGGCGCGGCAAACCCGAGGGCGATGCCCCAGAACGTGACGCTCGTGAAAATCGATTTGGATTGGCCGTTCATGATTTGCCTCCTTGAACTTTCGGCATCGTGAGTTCGGGCGGGATCGTCTTGCCGGCCTTGAAGTCGGCGATCGACAGGCCGCCAGTGAATTGGAAGTGCGGAAACTCGCGGAACGTGACCCAGCGGCCCGCCCACTCCAATTCGCAGGATTCTCCGATCGCGCCGATCTTCGCCCACACCGGGTCCGTCGAATCCCATATCGGCTTGCCGTGCAGGAGTGGGACGACGTCGAACGCCACGCGATATTGATGGAACGATTCGCCGCCGTGAGCGTGCGTCACGATCTGGCCCGGCGCGGTGCGCCCTTGCGCGTACAGAATGTTCTGCGCTTCGGCGTCGCGGAAGGTGCACGTGACGACGATATCGACGCCTGCTTCTTTGCACTGATGAATAAAATTCAGTGCGCGAAGTTTGACGGCCGTGACTAGATCATCGACCTTGCGACTCGTAACCATGCAGCGATGCTAGGCATCGTCGCGCGGTGAGTCTTGGTGGAGAACTTGGGGAAATTAGAAGAGCTGCGGCGCTTTCGCGCGCGCTTCGTCGACGCACTGGCGCAGACGCGATTCGGTGATTCCATACTCACGACACAGTTCGCGAGTGTTGGTGCCGTCCCACCGGCGCGCGAGGTCCTGGCGCATGCGTTCGACGTCGATCGACCGGCCGGAGGGAACGTAAAACTTCTGACCGCCGAGCGCTTTGCGGACGCGCTCGACAATCGCGTCCGAAAGTTTGCACGCCGCCTCCGCGTCGACGCCCTCGTCGACGAGCGTAGCCGCGACGATCGCGGTCATCTCGACGAGGAACTCGGGGTACTGTGCGGAGGCGTCGGCCATAGTCTAAAGATCCTTCGCCGCTTTCTGTCGATCGCGCGCGTTTTCTTCGAGTCCTTTTGACAGGCCGTCCGCGGACCAATACATCACGCTCGACTTGTCGGCGCTCCCCGCATAGCGATGAATGACGATGCGGCCGCCGATACGATTCCACGCGAGAGTATGGTTCTCCAGGCGAACGCCGGCGCCTGTCGTTACCATCTCGACGTCGTCCTGGTCGGGCTTGCCGTAGCGATCGGAAAAAGCCGTGGCGATTTTCTGATAAAGGTTCGCGCTCGGGCTCATGGATATCTGTCCAAGCTTCCCGTCATAGAGCCGGAAGAAAATCGAATCGACCGTCGCATTTGCGACGGTCATCGAGCGACGAAGCGCGGTAACGGCATCGGTGTCGATGCCTGCAGCGGTCCGTAGCTTAATGCTCGCGGAAGAGAAAAGCAGCATGCATATCCGGCGCGCGGGATCTCCGCTGCAGTTGGTGAGCGGGTATTGTTTAAGCACTTCCTCTTCGCTGGCCCCGAGCGGCAGGTCTTTGAACGCGAGGATCTCGTTCTCGGCCGCGGCCGCGTGGCCGGCGATCATTGCGACGATGAAGATCAGAGATTTCATGGTTGCCTCCCGTGGTTGGTTAAAAGCCGAATATGCTACACCAATGTCATTTGCCGTTCGTCGTCGCCTTCGCCGATATCGAGACCCGGCTGCGCGCGATGCTCCGGGCATAAATGCCGGTTCTCGCCGACCTCGCACGCATGTTCAGGGCAGAGCGGCTTGTCGCAGCCCGGCCAGTCGCATTCATAGACGGCGATGCAGCCGCAGGTCGCGCCGCCGATCCGCTCGCGGCAATGCTTGGGCGCGCGGCGCGCGTTCTTGCCGCTGCCCATATTGATATGAACGTTGCCGACGCCGGGGACGCGATACCAGGCCATCACGCCCCCTTCGCGCGGCGCTTCTGATCAATCACCAACGCGCTCAGTACGTCATGTATTTGATTCTCTGTACAAAACTCAATGCGTTCCACGTGGCACATTTTTTTCGCCATACGATCGATGTAATCCTTGCCGCGGCCAGCGTCGCGCAGAATCACCGCGCACATTCTCAGCATTCGCTTTTTTCCCTCGGCCGCGTTGTTGACCCACTCCCAGCCGGACGCCGGCGCCGCGCGTTTAGCGGTCGATTTAAAGCCGCTTGAACGCAAGTGTTCAAGCACGCGCCGCCGGCCGGCGAAGTCGAGATCCCCGGCCGAGCGCACGCGCCCGATCGCGAAGAGCATGGCGCGATAGGTGTCATCGTCGAGGCCGAGCTGCTTCTTCGCGATGTGAATGCGCGCGAGGTCCGCGTTGCGCTCGGCGGTACCGGCTGGGTTCATCTTAGCCACGGCGGCACAACATATCGGTTGCGGCAAGCAGAGCGGCCAGCATCAACAGCGCGATGATGCGCGGCCACCATCCCACTCCAAATACGGCCAAGGCCGGAATGGCGACCACATAACATAGCAGGCACGAAATCACGACCGCACGCGCAATAAACTCTAAGGCGAGCGCTCCGAGACGGCGTTTAGGTTTCATCGATTACCCCCCCCCGAGCCTTTTGAGATTCTTGCGCGCAACGTTGCGCACAATCACCGCACCATCGTCGGTCCGAAATGCCACGCGCACGCGCGCCAGCAGGTCCTGCTCGACGATGCAACGCTGGCCGGCGAGCGCCTTTACGGTACCGCGATATTCGGCAAGATCGCCAGCATGGACGGCTTCGCTCACGGGCAAATCTCCACGAATTGCCCTTCGAGCGTGAAATAAACCGAGCCCCAGCAGTCCTGGATGACTCCGTAACCGTTGCATTTCGTACACTTGGCGCGTTTCGTCTGCCGGCGCAGGCACCACAGGCACGGCTTGATCATCGCCCATTCGACGAGCGTCTCCGCGTGCGGGCCGGCGCCGCGCGCGATGCTCATTGCGATCGGCACCTGGCCGTCAGCGCGCATGTCTTCCGAAATCATGTCCTGCTCGATCGTCGGCTTCGGCCCCCACGCGTTCAACCAGGCCAGCTCCAGTTCATCGAGCTGCTTGAGGTTGCCGGCACGCGCGGCCGCGAGCGCCTCGGGCGTGCCGGAGAACGTCGGCAGGGCGAACGGTCGTTCGCTTGGGACTTCCTGCCGAGTGAGAATAAGAACGGCGCGCGACGATAGGACTCGCGCGCCGGTGACAGCGCCGGGCACCTCGGAGGAGGGGAGGGAATCGGCCGGGCAGTAGATCGCCGGTATTCGACCGGACCGGGCCGGTTCGCCTCGCTGTCTGCCGTGGTTATTGACCCCACTCACGGCTTGGGTGGAAGCGTTCATTTGTCGCCCCGCAGGTTGTGCGCGCGGGCTTCGGGAGAATTCAGGAAATCGCAGATTTCATCGAAGCCCGCGCGCGCGGTGAGAGTCGACGTCGTGCCGATCTCGCATTTGATTCCCTCGTTCGTGCGAGCGCGATAGGCGGCGATCGCGTGGCCGAGCTGCTCTTCGTTGAAGACCCACCATTTCATGACGCGCTCCGGTTGCTGCGAAACACGGCCGGCAGCGGCGCGGGCTTGAGGTGGTCGACCGCCGCGCGCTGCGCCTCCTGCAGCTCGCGGGCGCGCGCGAGAAACGACTTCGGATCGCGGGGGCGCAGCGCCAGCTCGATGCGATATCGCTCCCAGGCGTAATTGACGGCCGTCTGCAGCGCGTCGGGCAGGCGGCCCCAATCGAACACGCACATAAAGCGGTGCCGGTGAATCGTTGCCTGGCAGATCGGGCAGCGTCTCATGATTTCGCGATCAGCTTTCGCAAACGGCGGGCGAGCGCGACCATCACCGTCGTTTGAATTCCGCGCACTTTCAGCGCGGCCTCGCATTGCGCGGCGTTGAAGTCCTTCGCCATATCGAGCCGCGACGCGGCGTCGGTCGCCTGGTAATCGACGCCGTCTTGCGTGCCGGTGATGAACGGATTCTTCGCGCGGCGTTGCGCGAAGCTCGGGCGCTTGGGCGCGAGGGCCACCGTCATGCGGCTGCTGGTTTCGCGGCGCATCATTTTTCTCCCGGCATTTCGGTGACGTCGCCGGTCGCGGTGTTTTTGACGCGCCGTATAACGATGTCGATTTCAATCTCAAACCCTGGGATCGCCAGTCCCAAGGCCGCTACGTTCGTGGAGGCATCGAGCATGCGCTTCAACGTTTCGGTCCAGAACTTCTCCGCCCGCATGCCTTTCGGCATTGCGACTTTCGAAGACTCGCTCGCGCTCACGCTTCCGCCTCCGCCTTCTCGATCGCGCCCTTCATCAACGCGGCGACGACTTTGTCGAGGTCGGTGTCGGCGATCTTCGCGACCGGCTCGTCTTTGCCCGGCACGCGTTTGCAGCCGATGCGTTTCAACTGCTCGTCCTCGAGCTGCTCGAGCGCGGACATGACCGGCCGCTCCGTCGTCGCGATCAGCACGTCCGCCTGGTCTTCGAGCAGCTTCTTGATCAGCGCGCACGTGTTGTCCTCGTTCAGCACCTGGACGCTGTCCTTCGCCTTGCGGAAGCCGACGCGCACGCCGTGCAGGATTCGCGTCTTCGGGTTTTCGAACGCGGACTTCGACTCGCACACGGACGAGTAGAGCGCTTCATAACGCTGCGCCGCGCGCACCGTCGCGCCCTTGAGGTTCGCCCAGCGCTTGCGCACGGCCGCGTCGATCTCGAACTTCAGGTCGTTGGTCAGATTGTCGAGATCCATCTGCGCGTCGGCGTACTGACGAGCGAGCAGATCGAGCGCGGTGATTTCCGGTGGTGTCGTTTTTACTGCCATGCT